AAGTGGTCAGGTACCAAGCGTCTCCAGATCGACACTTCAGTGCGCGACGACCGACCGCGCCCCGAACTTGTCGATCTTATGGTGAAACGCGAGGCTCACCATGATCCACCGAGCCGGCCGCGGGGCATTCAGATGTATCGCAACATGGCCACTCAGGCTTTGTTTGGGTACGTGTTTTACGCGTTGCAGCATGCTGTCTGCGACGTGTTCCGTGAGCGTGATGTCGGCGGTGGCGTCGACATCACTATAGCTTGCGGGATGAACGCCTTAGACCTCGGCGCATGGATGGATCGAGTGGTCCGCCGTGGCGCCCGGGGGTTTTATGAGCGTGACGGTAGGAATTGGGACGCAACCATGGCTCGGCACCACCACCTCTTGAAGATGTGCCTCTATCGCCATATCAACCCTGACTTCGCCCGATTTGTCGAGGCGTGTTATCGCGTCCGTGGGGCTCATCTTGGGCCCCATGGCTGGCTGCGCTACTCGGTCGAAGGCACTGTGAAGTCGGGTCATAACGACACGACGTTGGGCAATTCCATTGTGAATGCCTTCATAGCTGCCGAAGCCCTGTGGGCAGCCCGCGTGCGGGGATCGGTATTGGTGATGGGCGATGATTTGATCATCGCTCTGTATGATGAGGTGCCTCTTGAGGTTCTCGTGGCGATCGAAGCCAGATTTGGTATTGTGCCCATCGCCCGTATGTTCTTCTCCCCCTTCGACGTCTCCTTCATTTCAGGGGTTTGGTTCCCTCATGGGAGCGGTTATGCGTTTGTGCCCAAGCCAGGCCGGCTGTTTGCCCGCCTGTTTTGGACAGTGCATCCGCCCGCCCCAAAGCGGATGGAGCCTTATCTCCGAGGTGTCTGTCGCGGACTCCGTCCCACCTGTGGTGGGTTGCCGTTGGTGCGTGAACTCCTCCGCGCCTTCGACACCCCCGGTGAGGCGGATGTGGTGCGCGATAAGTCGACGCCTTACGCTGAGGTTGACGTAAGTTGGGGTGATTTGTTTGAGCATTTTGCCAGTCGGTATCATGTGTCCGTCCGAGACCTGCACGATTGTGAGG